TTTACAGGTTTATATAACTTTACTGGTGGTACAAACTCTTTTACTATTCAAGTAGATCCAACAGATACCTACAGTTCAGATGGCTCTAATCAAAACGTAGCTGTCACTGGTAGTGGTAATACATTTACTCTAAACCAAGGTACAACTGCAATAGCTGCATCTCTTGATTTAGACTGGATTATTCAAGGATCTAATAACACAGTAACATCTAACATTAATATTGATGGTGCTACCAACTATATGGATATAGATGGTTCTGATAATACAGTAACTTATACAGGTACAGGGGTTAATGCTTCAGCAGGTGGATATTTTTACTTAGATCATACAGGCGGTTCAAGAACTTTTAATATCTCACAACTGAGTACCCAAGATAATGACTGGCTCAAAATTATGTCAATCTCTGGCACTTCTGCTTCTACTGTTTGTGTCGTTCAAAACGATCAAGGTACAAGCACAAGCTGTTGATATTGGAGACATTTCTGAACTAAACGGTTCTGCCCAAATAGTAAGAGAGAAACCCTACGATGCAAACTTAAATTTTGCTATACAAAGTAATGATGAAGCCATAACTACTAATGGCAGAATGGCTATAACATTTCTTGATGACTCTGTTGTAAAATTAACTGAACACTCACAATTATTAATAGATGAATACATTTACGATCCTGATCCAAGCAAATCTAAAATGGCTATTACCTTTGGTCTTGGGACAGCACGCTTTATTACTGGCAATCTAAATCGTATAGATAAACAAAATATTACTCTTAAGACTCCTACAGCCAATATAGCTATAAGAGGTACAGACTTTACAGCCACAGTAGATGAGTTAGGCCGCAGTCTTATAATACTTTTACCAGATGCTTTAGGTTTATCTAGTGGCGAGATACTGGTAACTACAGCTATGGGTACTGTCACTCTTAATAAACCATATCAAGCTACAACTGTTAGCGTTTTTGAATCATCTCCTAGTAAACCCGTTATTTTAGATTTAACGCTAGATGTTATAGACAATATGCTTATTGTGACTCCCCCAAAAGAAGAGGTAGTTATAGAAGAAGAAAGTACAAATACACAAACAGATAGCGTATTAGATTTTAACGATCTTGATATAGATTATTTAGCAGATGATTATTTAAAAGAAGACAGTTTAGAATTTACAGAACTTGATATAAATTACCTAGATGTAAATTATCTTGAAGATTTGTTAAATGTACTAGATGCTTTAGCTGTAAGTGAAGATGAAGATCAACTAGCTCAAGCAACCAGCACACAAGTTAGTGGTACTTTACTAGGCAAGGATCCTGACACTCAAATAACTACAATTATTACAGGTAATGTTATTAGTCTACGCAGACAGGTAAACGAGTCTGTGCAATTAGACCTAGATGGTAGTACATCTTATACTGTTATCTTCATACAAGATGGCATATCAAATGTTATTAAGGTAAATGGAGGGAGTGACAGCGTTATTACTATCACTCAAAGTGATTAATGAAAAGAATATTATTACCTATACTTATATTACTATCACTACCTTTAATATTTCAAAGCACCCCTACAGAGATACTTAAGTTAAAAATATTTGATACATTTGTAACAACACCAAAGCCAAGTGGTAACTTTGTCATACTTAACATAACCGAAGAAGATGTAGAACGAGAGGGCGGTTGGCCATTACCTAGACAAAGACTTGCACAAATACAAGCAGACTTAATTAACGAAGGTGCATTAGGTATTGGTTGGGTTATATCCTTTCCACAACCAGATCGCATGGGTGGTGATGAAGTGTTTGCAGAAGCACTAGGTTATGCACCCTCTGTTATAGCAATGTTTGAAGATGGCAAAGGTAACTTTCCTGCATCACCAGGTACGGTTGTTATGGGTAATAATAATGGTGGTATACTTAGTTCGGGAGTAAAACAAAACCAGCCTCTATTAGCAAATAACACGCTAACTGGTTTAGCTATTGCTCCCACTGATGTAGATCAACTTGTAAGAAGAATACCTCTTTTAGTCAAAACACCTAACAATGAATGGATACCTAGTTTTGGTACACAAATATATAAGGCTTTGTTTAATGTAAAAACCTACATTATAAAAACTAATGATAATGGTATAGAGGAAATATCAATCAGAGGAATACCACCAATTAAGACGGATAGCCTTGGTCGTAAATGGATCAGTTGGGTAGATACACCACAAACTGATTTAAAAAAAATGAATGTTGCAGGTAAGTTTGTTTTTGTTGGCGTAACTGCTAACGGAGTGATGCCACAAGTTGCAACTCCAGTTGGTTTATTAGAACCACATAAAATTCAAGCAGCATTATCTGAGTCAATTTTAATAGAAAACTCTCCAATAATTCCAGATTTTGCTTTAGCTTTGGAAATTTTAATTTTTGGAATTTTTGTGTCATTGACATGGCTTGTAATAAATTATCTTGGTGTAACTAAGGGCGTAAGTATAGCTGTGATTTTGCTTTTAACCACAGGCTTTACAGGAGCTTACAGCATTCAGAAGGGTTATTTAATAGATTTTTCGTGGACTTTTATATCACAATTTATAACTGGAGCTATTGCCTTCTATATAAACTTTAGAAAACAGTTTAAGTTACGTCAATTAATTAAAAAACAATTTGAACATTATCTTGATCCAAGACAAGTTAAACAACTACAAGATAATCCTAATCTATTAAAACTTGGTGGCGAAAAAAGATACGCTACATTTTTGTTTACAGATGTTAGAGGCTTTACCAGTCTTTCAGAAAAACTAAAACCAGAAGAAGTTACTGAGATAATGAACAAAGCATTAACAGTACAAGTAGAATGCGTACAAAAAAATGGAGGCATGGTAGATAAATTTATTGGTGATGCTTGCATGGCTATATTCTCAGCACCTTTAGATTTAAAAGATCACGAAGACAAAGCAGTAAAGACTGCTATTGAAATGCAGGATCGTATAAAAGAACTTAATAAAGAATTATCACATGAGATTGCTATTGGGGTGGGAGTAAATACTGGTACAGCTGTAGTAGGTAACATGGGATCTGATACTAGATTTGACTTTTCAGCTATTGGAGACTGCGTAAATATAGCAGCTAGACTTGAGTCTGGTACAAAAGAAGCTGGAGTTGATATACTTATAGGAGAAGAGACTGCCAAAAACTGTAGTTTTGAGTTAAAATCTTTAGAAGCAATTAAAGTTAAAGGTAAAGAAAAATCTTTAAACGTATATACAATTTGAGGAAAGATATGGCAACAGCAAAAGATGCCCTTACTGCAATAGAATCTCATGAAAGAGAATGCAAAGCATTATACAAAAGTATTGATAGAAGACTAGAAGACGGTGCAAAACGTTTTGATAAGCTAGAGAATATGATTTGGGCTGTGTATCCATTCATACTAGTATCAATAGTTTTGTCGCAGGTTATTAGTTAATGTCTAAAGTTTTGATAGGAATTATAGTAGTTATGGGATTAGCTACTTATTTACTATGGAATGAAAACTCTAAACTTTCTGCTCTTAATCAAGCTTTTGAACTAAGAAACCAAGAACAAAGGTTAGCAATAGAATCATTACAAAATGATTTTGCTTTACAAACATCGAGCTTACTAGACTTACAAAGTAGAAATCAAGAGATTCAACAAGAGATGTCAAGATACCTTGACATATTTAAACGACATAACTTAACTAAATTAGCCGCAGCTAAACCAGGTTTGATTGAACCAAGAGTAAACAAAGGAACTAAAGATGTATTTGATAGCATTGAAGAAGACAGCCGTAACATTGACAGTCTTGATGATGGCTTGCAGTTGCAGCCTAATACCAAGTAAACAACAGGTTGAGGTTATATCTAAACCTATAGAAAGAACTATAGTTCAACCCGTAATGCCTAGAGAAATAGATCTAAAAGATCCGTATTGGTATGTAGTGTCAGATAAAAATTTAGAAGAGTTCTTAGCAAGAGTTGAGAAAGACCAAGGTCAAGTGGTATTCTTAGCTATGTCTGTGCCCGATTACGAGCTCATGTCATATAATATGCAGGAATTAAAGAGGTATATAAATGAACTTAAAGAAGTTGTTGTCTATTACAAAAAAGTTACTACAAAAGAAGAGGAGTAAAAATATGAATATATCGCAAGAAGGATTAAGTTTAATTAAAAAGTTTGAAGGTGTTGAATACAATGCTTACAAATGTGCAGCAGGCGTATGGACAATAGGATATGGTCATACTGCTGGAGTTAAAGAAGGTGATTTAGTTTGTCAAAGAGAAGCAGAAGAAATATTAGATCAAGATATAAAAGAGTTTGAAGGTTATGTTAAAGATAGCGTTACTGTTGATCTTGATCAAAATCAATTTGATGCTTTAGTATCTTGGGTGTTTAACCTAGGGCCTGCTAACTTAAAAGCTTCAACCATGCTTAAAGTATTGAACTCAAGTGATTTTGATAATGTGCCTGCACAAATTAAAAGATGGAATAAAGCTGGTGGCAAAGTGCTTGAAGGACTTATAAGACGTAGAGAAGCAGAAGCCTTACTATTTGAAGGCAAGGAATGGCACGAGGTTTAATATGCCGTTAAGTAAATTACAATTTACCCCAGGAATCAACAAAGAGATGACTGATCTTATGGACAAAGGCGGCTGGGCTGACGGTAATTTAGTTAGATTTAGAAAAGGATTACCAGAAAAAATAGGAGGTTGGCAAAAATCAAACAACAGCTCTTACTTAGGAACAGGCAGAGCACTGTTAGCATGGGTTGATTTAGAGTATACAAAATATTTAGGACTAGGAACTACTTGGAAATATTATGTTAATAGTGGATCAGACTATTCTGATATAACTCCAATTAGAGCTACAACAACCAATGGTATTACTTTTGCAGCAACAAATGGTAGTGCTACTATAACCGCAACTGACAATGCACATGGAGCTGTAGTAAATGATTTTGTAACTATTAGTGGTGCAGTAAGTCTTGGCGGTAACATAACAGCAACAGTTTTAAATAAAGAGTATCAAATAACTTCTATACCAAGTGCAGATACATTTACTTTTACAGCTACTGCAACAGCAAATGCAAGTGATGAAAGCGGTACTGGTGGATCAGGAGCTGATGCAGCCTATCAAATAAATGTAGGATTAGATGTGTATGTACCATCAACAGGTTGGGGTGCAGGTACATGGGGTGCGGGTGGTTGGGGATCAACAACCGCACTATCAGAAACAGGACAGCTAAGGCTTTGGTCACACGATGCTTTTGGTGAAGATTTAATTATTAATCCAAGAGCAGGTAATATCTATTACTGGGATGAGTCTAGTGGTGAAGATAATAGAGCTGTAGCTATTAGCACTTTAAGTGGTGCTAATCTTGCACCAACAAAAGGTTTACAAGTTATAGTAAGTGACATTGATAGACATGTTATTGTACTAGGTGCTGATCCTATTGTTGGTAGTTCTAGGTCTGGTTCTATAGATCCTTTACTTATAGCTTTCTCAGATCAAGAAAGTGTTACAAATTGGGAACCAACAGCTACCAATACAGCTGGATCATTAAGGCTATCATCTGGATCACAGATAGTTGGCGGATTAAGATCAAGACAAGAGATACTTATTTGGACTGATACTTCTTTGTATAGTATGCAATTTATTGGTG